GAGAGTATAGATGCTGTAAATATTTTCCTCCATCGTGCTGTTAAAGTTTGTCAACACATACACAGTTTTGCGCCTGTGGTCTTTAACCTTCCAACGCTCTGAAAACTTTGCAAAACGGTCTGCCAGGTCTTCCTTTGGATTGTCCCACGCAAAATGTAACCGCTTGATCTTCATATGGTTTAAATCTTCAATGTCATCGTCATTTAAAAGTCGGATATCCAGGCCCTGTGTAAAATCAAGATAGGCTCCCGTTTCTCGATACTGGGTCATTAATTCTCGTTTTTCCTTACACGCTGTTATGTTTGGGTCGAGAATCTTGATTTCTTTCTGCCCCCCTCGGATCCAGAAATCAGACACAGAGGCAACTCGCTTGCTGGCGCATCCCTCTTTCGGGGCAACGTGGCAAAATGGGCATTGGCGTGGGCATCCACGGCTCGTCATGGCAACGGCAAAGTCGTACTGCGGGTAGATGGAGTAGTCGGGGAACATCCGTTCTATCTCGTCCGGCAGCAGAGTGTTCTTGCTCTCGTCAAAGTGTTCTTTACCGTCTGCGCCAAGGCTTATGCAGTACCCCGTTCCGCCTTTGATGACCACATCGGCGTTCAGTGGTTCTGGGGTGTCTGGCGTATATGCATCGGAAAATATCTTGCTCATATACACCACATCATAATACCCCATCGCCCACCACCATTCCACGTTGTCACCACGGGCTTTGTGATAAGCGGATATCCGCATCAAAGCGAGATTTGGAAAGTTATGTCCGTCAACATCAATTAATCCTACGTTGATTCTTTATCACCTCCGTAACTGCACGTTACTCCAAAAAACAACGGATGCACTCTGCCGTACCGACACTTTCGGCAAACATAAACCGATACTTTGCATCCAACGCCAAACCGCTTTTGGACGATTTCATTCGGGCATGGACGAACAGCAATGTCAGCATAGTATTGCTTTGTGACGGCACAGAATGACTTGCCATGTGTTGGCGTGTACTTTTGCTTTTGGTCACCCATTCCCATTGGACTGCTCCGGGAAATGAATTTTTGTTACTGCGATTGGGAACTCCTCAATCTCTGAAGCCCAGACAGCTTTCGCTCCGCATCGTTCAAACGCCAAAGGGAAACCTCCGATGCCGTCAAACAGGCTTGCCATAGTCACCGTGCGTTCATACTGGGCGCAGATCCGTCTTGCGAGATATTCCCAAAACGGCATGGCGATGGAATTGCCCAAGGCCTTGTAGCGTGGGCTGTCGGCCTCTTTGTGCTTTTTGCCCTTCGTATCCGTCCACTCGCCAATGTCCGTCCATCCGTCCGGGAACCCCTGGAGCCGTTCGCACTCCATCGGCGTGAGCCGCCGCACGATGCTCGTCCCAACCACGGGCCGTTCCTTCTCCTGTTTGGTCAGAGTGGTTGCCGTGCCGTCCTCCGTGATGCCGTTGTGTCCTTTTCGGTCTGACATTAAAATTGGCTGTTCGTGGTTATCCGTCAATGTCGGACACCCCCCCTCATGATTGTTGTGTGCGCCTGGGCTGATTCCATTACATATTCCATCATCTGTCACCAGCATATCGTTCCATGCGTCCTGTCCGTTGTAGCTGCCCGGATGACCACCGGGCGAAAGTGTTCCGCATACATTTTGATAGGTCACGACTAATGTCTCGCTGCCCCCCCCGTAATCTCCAAAGCTATGCCGCAGCGTGACGGCAATATCATCCTTTGCGTACTGTGCGCATCTAATTTGGTTGTATGTGTTCTTCATTCTTAACCAAAACAGCGTTCACCTGGCCCCCCCTGTTCCCATCCGTTGCGTAAGGGTTGGGCATATCTCGTTTGTGACGATTGTGTTTTTAGTGCTTGTCATTTCAATTAGGATGATAGGTTCGTGGTGCTTCATCTGCTGCCGGAGAGTTGCTGTGACATCATAACTGATACTCATCTGCGCCCCCCTGGTCATTTAGGACGAGGATACCAACACGATGTTGTTGCTGTTCGTATTGTACCCCTGTTCCTTGCTTTGTAGCGTTCCGTTTGTCCATTCGTTTATCGTTCCGTTTCTGCAATCAACGGCGTAGCACTTTCTTTCAAGTACCAGCACCCCCCCTTGGTTACAAGCCGGGTTGCCGCCGTTCAAGTCAAGCGTCCGTGCCGTTTCTGCCACATAGATTCCTGCGTGTGGATTTTTGGACTTCATGGCATTTGATGCGTATGAGCTGATTCCGTATACCACACGAACAGCGTCTGATCTTGGCTCACGCTCAGCGTCCCGGACTTCTCCCATTGTACCAACGGCCCCTTTCCGGCTCCCTTGCCAAATCGGTCAACTGAACACCACCCCTAATCTTGAGGGTCGCAGCCAGCTTGCCGTTCCAAGGCTTCTCGCAGTTCACCCGGCAGCTCCTTGCCTCTTCGGCTGGCCCGGTTCAATATCCCTTGACAAGCCCTTGCGCTCAAAGAGTATTTCGGGGGCGGTGAGTCCTCCAAAATCTGCGACAAGCGAGATGCGTTTTCTTCTCTGGGGGACTCCCCAAAACTGTGCATCGTGTACTCGCCAAGCAATGCTCCAGGAACCATCTTCAGCGTAGTAGCACCCGGATTTTGTCCATCCTCCGTCTGGTATACACACACACACACAGGCATCCGGCTCTGCGACTTTGATGATTTCTTCGATGACGGCGGCGAAGTCTGAGCCTTTGGGGTTTCCGCTGCTGAATGCTCCGGGAACGTTCTCCCAGACCATGTATCGAGGTCGAACAGCCCAAGCTGCCCGTCCAGAGTTTCGATCACGTTCTCTCATCTCCTTTACGATTCGCATCTGCTCCATGAACAGCCCGGAGCGTTCCCCGGCGAGTCCGGCCCGTTTCCCGGCAACGGACAAGTCCTGGCACGGACTCCCGCCCGTCACGACATCCACGATTGGGACATCATAGCCAGAGATTTTCGTGATGTCTCCGAAGTGTTTTATCTCTCATCACCCCTTATCTGTTGGGTACCGGCATCTGTTGCCCCGGAAGTTGATTCCGTCCCATACGAAATCATGGTAGATGCAATCCGGGCAGTAGTAGCGGTTGAGTTTGCAGAAGCGTCTGTGCCGCCATCGCGTAAGAACCTTCTGCACCAGTCGGTTAATGTCCATCGTATCATTCGTTCCTCGCAATACTCGCGTTTGCCCACATGACGCACTCTTCCAGTTTCGTCATCGCAAGGGAACGCTCCCGGCTCGGAGGGCAAAGTTCGTTAATCAACAGCGCAAACGATTTGCCCTTTTCCCGGATGCTGATGTACCGTGCCGTTTGATCGTCTTTCGGCGCATGGTAGGTGAAGTTGTTGTCAATGTCCATCGATATTTCCTCCCGTCAAAATCTCGCAGATCCGAAGTCCAGTTTTAGATTTGCGGCAAAATTGCCACTCAACGCCGTACTTTTCCGTCATGGTCTGCATCATGGTCTGCAACCGCTCACTATCAATAGGGGCTTTCGGCGGCAGTTTTGTCCCCATGTATCTGCCACGTTCATGTGCCTCTTTGAGGAACATATAGCGTTCACAGCGAGGATTCTTCCATTCATGGACATGGGATATATCCTCTACCCCGTCCTGTTCCACAAGCACTATCAGCCGGATGCCAAGTTCCTTTGCCCGGATGCATTCCCTTCTGAACCGCTCATGGTCTTGCACAAGGTTCCCGTAAACCTCCTGCAAACCGTATTTGGTATCAATGCAGATACTTTGGTCTGTGGGGAGCGTATAGTCCCCACAAACCAATTTTGTGCGTACAATGCGGATTCCGTTCTGATCGCAAAAGTCATGGATATTTCTATGCTTTCCAGCTTGGTTACGGGAATCTTCCAAGATAGTCATTCACAGAATCCCTCTGTTACAGATCGAACGGCAGCTCGTCAGATGCAGGTACGGGTGAGAACGCCGGGGCCGTGCCCGTGGCGGGGAGCGTCTTCCGGGCCGGGACTTTGAACCGCCCCATGCGGATGTCGATGGGGGTCACGGTGCGGGTCACGTTGAGGCGCACCCCGATGCTGCCATCGTTCTTGCGGTACTCCTCCTCGCCCAGGATAACGCCCACATACTTGTTGAGGAGCTTCTTCTCGTCCCAGTCCCACCGCAGCGTGTTGGGGTTGGACTCCTCCATGCACTTGATGAATCCCTTGAAGAATCCGGCAGCTTTCTCCTTATAGCTGCGGATGAACTTCAGCGGGGTGAACCCGTTCCGCTCCAGGCACTCGGATCCGTAGTGAAGGAATTCGCCCTCCACGATGTCAAACTCCAGTTTGAGGTATTCCTTTTCGGGGACATCCTCAACCTTTGTGATGTAACCGACATACCCGCCAGCCGGAAGGGGCTTGTATTCCTTGTTGCCGGTTTCCTCGATCTCGTTCCAGTTTTCGACAGGTCTCATGCTTCACATTCCTCCATATTGTTATTTGTTTCTTCGTAAGGTTCCAACGGGCAAGCATCGCCCACATACTTGTTTGGATACTGGCACACTTCGCCGTTCAGACCACAGGTCTGATAGTTTCGGCGGAAGTAAAAGCATTGGTTGCAGGAAATATCAGCTTGCCCACGCCAATCCACAGGAAACAAAACTTCCACTGTTGCTCTGGCGTGAATATAGTCCTTGACGCCAGATTCAAAACGTGACATCCGTTTCGCCCTCCATCCACTTAGCCTCAAATGTGCGCCCTTGCATCTTCTTGTCGAACAAGATTTGAACCAGTAATTCGCCGTTGTATGTTGACACATCAAGCGTCATGCTGTCATTGTCTCCAAGGTGCGGCAATCCGCTAATAACAAGGTTAGGCATTATCCACCCTCACATTCCAAAAGTTGTTTATTACTTTTTTAACGTCAAAGCGGGATATGCTATTGATTGCCTTTTTATCAAGGTTTAAGTCACCAACACTTGTTGCCAGAACATCCTTTGTTAAAAAGCATTTTTCGCATATAATCTTAACCCTTGTTTGTATAAGCAATACTGGAGAATCTATCGCCTCGACAGCTTTTGTGGTTCTGCTGATTTGTGGTATAGAGCCGCAAAACGGGCATCGCTTCAAAGCAGTTTTTATTGTTACTTCAACCACTGCAACGCCTCTTGTTCCATACTTCAACCGCATCGCTTTCAAACGGAGCAAATGCGTCCGTCATAAGTTCCAACCGATACAGACACGAAGTGCATTCAACCTCTATTTCTCCTATGCCACGGTCTGAACCATGAAAAGAGACAAGGTTTACGGGTTTTCCGCAAAACGGGCAAGGCAACAAATCAACCATTATCCGCTCCAATCTGCCAGTAGTCACGAATCACTTTGTCCACTGCTTTGAGATCGTTCTCGATGCGCCGTTCGGAGAACATACCCATCGGAGTCTTGGCCGGGGTGTATCCGTCCGACTGCGTGTCAAACCACCACTCGTTGCCGTCCGTCCCGGCCATCAGCACCACGGAGAACATCCCCTCCAAGCCCCCAAGGTTCTGATCGAGCATCCGGCCAATGGTCTTTGCCTTGACTCTGCCACCGTCCTCCACCTCGATGTGGCGCATAAAATACACAATCACATCAGCAGGAAGTTTCTGGATGACAAACTGGATGAGATTGTACTCATTCACGGCCATTTCAACGAACTTCGTGTACCCAACCTCTTTGCTTCTGGCAAAGTTAGCGAACACGCTGAGATACTGCGAATCGTCCACCACCATGACTTTCTTCTTGGACTGGGACATAGCTTTCATGATCGTGCCATAGTCGGCGCAATCAAGTTTGGGCAGCTTTGTGCGGAACGGGAGGGGTTTGGATGCCACGTTGAAGATGCTCACCTCTTCCGGGGTGAAGTTCCGCATTGAGGCTGACTTTCCGCTGCCGGACGCGCCTAGTAACAGCACCGGGATGCCCATCAGATTCCCTCCTTATTGTGGATTCTGTCGATGATCTTCTGCGCCATGTCGTGAATCCCGGAGTAGTAGTACATCCAGTTTTCATTGGTCATGTCCATCTCCATCGGATGGGATTCGCCAACAAGCTCATGCTCAAGCATGGCAATTTCGGTGTCATGAAAAAAACCAGTTTCGTAAGCCATTAGATCCTCCATTTCTTGGCAAGCATTTTCACCGCTTGCTCATATGTTTTGTAATCGTTGATTTCTCTGGGGAGCATTGACTTCTCCAGTTCATAGTTTGCAAGCCGCTCGGAATATGAAAGGTTGTTACGGCACATCGGCGGTCTCCTCTCTGGCCTGTCGGATGAACGCCACGTTCTCCCTGGCCTGTCTGGATCTCCGCTCCCGCTCCTCCTCCGACAACTGGAGGTTTGGGTTCCGGCCCATGCGGAAGGCCCACAGTGGGCAGCCCTTGGACGGGCAGAGGCGCACCTCGCCGACTTGTCCCGCCATGCAATCCAGACACTTTGCCCGTATCGCCCTCATAGGCGTAACCCTTTTGTCTTCATTCAATCTCGTCATCATCCTCCTCATCTTCGTCATTTTCGGCATCAATGAGCATCTTGTTTATCATCGAAGCGTTATTTAGGATAACATCCATAATGATGTCCTCATTGATGTGGTGGGCCATGCGCCCCTTGTCTTCAACTCCGCATCCGTAATACTGTGTAGCAGCTACCCCTTTTTCGTCATTGATAGCAACAACGGCAACGGCATTGGGGTCGAGATCGACAAGGCCCTTCACCATGTCCTCCATGAACTGGGCTAATTCCTGGTTTTCAAATTCCGTCCTCGTCATCCTCCTGTTCCGCAATAAATTCCATTGCTTCATCTGCCCACGGACAATGCCCGTCCTCGCAATCCATAGGGCAGTAGTGTCCGTCACAGATTTCCGGGGTGTAGTAAGGGATATTTTTCATGTTTCTCCTCCATCCATTTTGCATCCGCGTTGGCGCACGGGTTTCAGCAAAGCATCTTCGATAGGCCACCCGCTATTCAGTCGTTCTTTAAGTGTGGTTTTACTGATGCCAAACCGTTCTGACCATTGTGTGAGTGTAAGTGTTTCTCCGCGAAATGACACAATCCTATTTGACCTTTTGTTGTTCTGTTGCTCTTTCATGGTTGCCCACCGGCAGTTTTCGGGAGAATAATCGCCGTTACAGTCTGTTCTTTCGATTGAAAGGTCTGGCCTATAACCGTTCTTGTACGCCCATTTTGCAAACGGAAGGTATAGCGACCAACCGTCACAGACAGAAATCCCGCGTCCTCCGTAGTCTTTGTAATGAGGATGCTTTTCGTATTCGCACCGCTCGTGCATTGACTCCCATATTTTCCAAAGCCGTTTGTCGTTGTACAGCTCTGCCTCCGAAGTGCCACGAATGACCGTGTAGCCTTTGCACTTCGTCCCTTGCCTGTAACAGCTTGCAACGGAACACTTTGCAACGCCAAGGTATTCGCAAGCTGATTTTTCGGAGGGGAAAACAAGATAGTCCTCGCCACGATTTAAGATATAAGGCGTAGATTTACTTACCATCGTCATCCTCCAAATCGAGCCTTGCCCCGCAGTTGGGGCAGTAGTTGTAACTGTCACGAATGTCTATCAAATACCCACACGATGAACACTCGCCATAGGGATTTGGATTCAGTAACCGCCCATGTCGGACAGCCGCAACGTCAGCGGCGGGGATGGATTCAAGAGCTTCGATTATCTCTTCCCATGCGTCAAACTTTTCTCGGTCAGAACCGTATACGGAATGACGGCTATACATTCCTACCGGGCATAGTTCTTTCTGTTTTTCTTCGATAATTGCAATCGCCGCTTCTCTTTCGATGTATTCAGCCATTGTCAGCCCTCCAATCTTCACACCCGTCTGTATCGAAACCTATGTGATTGTAGTGTCCTTTTTCGCAGATGAAAATTTGAGTTTCTTCTTCACCGTCCCAATTTTCATCGTAATCAAAGAAAGCGCACGAACTGCACAGTTTCCTGTTATCCGTTGTCATCCATCCTGCACCTCCTCCACCGGGGCTTTGAGCCAGTCCAAAATGTGGCATCCGTCAGACGCTCCAAATTCGCAACCACGGCAATCTCTGTCATGACAGTACCACGCCGCCAGTCCAACATCGTCCATAGCCCGGATGCGGTCGGCGTTGGATGGGAGAGCGTACTGGCACGGCCCCATGACGCAGTATGATTTGCATCTGTCATCGGAAAACTTTTCACAGAAGCCGTCCTCCTTATGGAAAACACAGCCGTACATTACTCTCCCTCCATCAATGCGTTCCAGTTTTTCCGTGCTTCACGCTCGTTCCGTCCTTCTGGAGCTTCCTTGCCGCAGTTGGGGCAAGAAAAGTATGTACCGCCTTCAAACCGCCACCACTGTTCAAGCCTCTTTCTCCCGCACTTGCACGGAAGGAGCTTTATGTACGGCTGAATACGGATTAGCTTATAGCCATGCTCCTTTGCTTCTTTCTTGAGTTCGTCTAACGTCATCCCTGCTTACCTCCATCTGCCGGGTTTCCCCGGCTCGGTAGCATCGAAGCACCATTCTCCACGATAAATCTGTCCGTGTAGGGGTCGTACCTCGTCATTCCGCATCACCTCCGTCTGCCGGGATGATAGTGGGAGCGCCACGAATCCAGCTTACGATTGCAGATTCCTGACGGTTCAGATACTCCAAGCCACGAATCCCTAAATTGTTCGGAAGCTCGTCAATCAGCTCATCACCATCAATCAGCCGTCCGTGGTCGGAGACGGGGATAAGAGGGCAACCGTCTAATCTATGGTCTGCTGACATGGGGTCGTGTATGTCCCATTCTCTCTGCCATATAAACGGGCAAATCATTTTCTTGCCGTTACGCCTTGAAATTTTGCAAAAAGCGCAACCTTTCGGCATCTCCATGCCCTTGATGTATACGCTCATTCTGTTTTCTCCTTTGGCGGTGTAGGGAGTGGCATCCATGCGATAGGCTTATATCCTTGGTGCATAAATTCCTTTAAGTCCGTTAGCCATACTTCCCGGTATTTAGTGCCGCTTGCCCCCGTCCATTCGCCATACATAAGTACATCGTCATTTTCATCCGGCAACCGCTCTGTAACGGGTATCCATTCGCCCCAACCGATTTTCTCCAAATCTTCCAAGGCAAGCTCATACTGCCGTGAAGTGTATTCAAGTTCAGCGGTCAGTTTCTCTATGGCATCGGCGGCATCGTGCAACGTGCTTACCGACATACAAGCGTTATCGTCACGGAGCTTCTTTACCAGTTCTTCGTACATCACTTGTCCCTCCACTTCTCATACAACACCCTTGCCACCAGAGTGACAAGAAACACAGCCACAAGAAACAGATACATCATCCGTGCCTCCCTACCATGTGAACACTCAAATCGTATTCACCGCTGAGTGTCCTTGTGATATCCGCATAGCTGACATACTTTTGGGCGATACTGTCCATGAGATACATGAACTCATCCCGGAGCTGTTTGATGTCATCGTCTGGGGCATCGTGCTTGTCCTTGAGGATGTACAGGATGCAGTTGATACCAAACTCCACCCCGAAGTCCATGCCGTTCTGTCTGGCCCGGTTCACCTCCACCGCCGTGGCGGGTTTCTGGCGTGGGTTAGTCTTCGCCATGCAGATCCTCCTGCGCTGCCCATTCGGCGTAAGTCTTCTGGTGGGCGGGTTTCTCGCTGTCAGCCAGGGTAATCCCGGCAACCACCGCAATGACGATGAGGAATCCGGCTGCGATGCAGAACAGAACAGGCTTATTCATGTAGCTCACCTTCGACAGGATATGGCAAATCACCTGGACAAACTGTCCGATGATGAATGCCGCCATGACTTTTGCTGTTTTTTTATTCATTGTTCAACCTCCATTCATAAGCGTCCTCAGATGAGATGCAGTTATCGCATCCGATGATTTCATTGTTGGTATTAAAGTAGTAGGTTTCGCATTCCCACCCGCAAATCGGGCAGACGGGGTTCGGTTCCGGCTCCGGCGGGGCGGGGTAGTCGTGAACGCCCCACCCCATCACCGCTCCTCCGCTTCGGCGATCCAGGCCCGGATTTTCGCCTTTCTCGCCTCCGACACGGGTTCGTACCACCCGCACCTCTCGCACTGGTCGTGCTGTGTGCAGACAATGTTCACATTGAATTTGCACACACCCTCCGGCATAGGGGCCACCATAAACGAATTGTTCATCACAGCCCTCCCCACTTTGGATGGCATTCGCCGCCGGTCGGAGTGCAGTCGGCGTGAACAAACTTGCAGAAACGGCAAACGCGAAACTCGCAGACATAGTCCTCAATCTGCCGTTTGAGCCGTTTGTTCTCCTCCCGCAGCTCCTGGATCTCTTTGTCCTTTTCTGTCATTGTTCAACAATCGCCCTCCCTTTTGATTTCTTCGTTGAGGCAGACATACAGTTTGCCATCTTTGTCTTTCTTGATTTTGTACCGCTTGCCAAGAAGGTCTTTGCGAATGCTCCCATCGGATACCATCCGCATGATTCCCATCTGGGCATATCGCCCACGGGAGTAGCAAACGTGCGTTTTGTTCACCACCTCTTTGGGATCTCCAACGATGACCAGGGGCTTGATGATAATGAAGTTGGGGGTCTTCGTAAGCCGTACCCACTCAACACCGCCAAGGGCCTCGCTGGCTGTGATGTTCAACGCCAATCGGTAGTTGACTGACTTGTCCGTGTTCGTAGCGGATAATGTTCCATATGCTCCCATGCTTTCGCTCCTATCGTGTGATTGCTTGCCGGATCTCCTCCATAGGGATGTGGAAGTTACGGCTGATGATGTCCAGTTCGGACAGCGTGAGGGAGCCGGGGACTCGCACCCGCGTCTGGGCCTTGCCGTAGCTCCACCCGGTCTTTCCGGCGAGGGCGGTGGGTGTCACGCCGTAACCCCGGAGCAGCCTCCCCACCTCCGAAAATGGTTCGGGTCTCTCTTTGATGTAAGGCATACTCACATCACCTTGATTCCGGCGCAAACCATCATCAAGATGGTCATCAGAGTAATCGCTATGTTCGCCATCGTCTTTTCTCCTTTCTGTTAGTCCGTTCTATTGGACATCCTTGTCACTATACTCAAATTGTGATTGACAGAACGTCCTTCTGTGTGTTACCATATCCACAAATAGTTGCTTTTATCATCACCGCCAAGTGAATTTACTCACAACCCCTTGGGATGGTTATAACATACCACGCAGTTGCGAGTATTACAAGCAACAAATTCTAACGAGTTATTACGTTATGGTAACAAGGAGGGGCGTGGCGTGTTTTACGAAAAGTTTTTACAGCTGTGTGCCGAAAAAGGTGTGTCAAAACAAAAGGCTTGCCAGCTTGCCGGGTTAAGCGGTAACGCATGGATCCGTTGGTCTACCGGGTCTATGCCTGGATCTGTATCTCTCCAGAAAATCTGTGATTATTTCGGCGTGACTCCCGGCAGCATGGTCAACGATGACAAAGAAATCGAACACGTTTACGAAGGTGTAGCTGCCAGACAGGATGCCTTTGACCGCACAGAGATGCGTGTCCTGTTTGATGCGGCAAGAGATGTCCCGGCAAGCAAGATCTATGAAGTAGTGGCAATGTTAGAAAAGTTTAAGGAGGAGAGCCAAGGTAGATGACATTCATTGAGGGTGCTGATTATTTTGTTAGACAAACGCCTATGCCCATTGGAATCCACGGTGCGGTGTCTCTCAACGATGACGGGACTTACAATGTCTACATCAATGAGAAAGATTTGATCGAACGCCAACGTGAGGCGTATAAGCATGAAAAAAGGCACATCACAGGAGATGATTTCTCCAAATCTGATGTGCGTGTGATTGAAGGATTATGAAAGTACCACAGCCAAAGAAATCAAAAAACGGAACGTGGTACATCCAGTTCCGTTTCGATGGTGGAAGTCAATATATCTACGGGTCTACAGAGACAGAATGCCGTAAAAAGGCCATCCTGTTTAAAAGCGAACGGCTCAACAATCTCCACGACATTAAGCCAAGACAGGAGCTTACTTTGCGCCAAGCCTGTGAGCAATATATCGCAAAGAAAGAAACCGCCAAGCGTTCGCCAGAAACCGTGAGAGGATACGATATAATCATGCGCCATCGGTTCCAGTCAATAATGGATAAGCCCGTGGACAAAATAAAAAATTGGCAGAGAATTTACGATGAAGAATCGCAAAAATACTCTGCCAAGACAATGAAAAATACATGGTCTTTTATCCGCTCCGCTGTCAAATCGGAGTGCAAGGTGGACTTGCCGGAGGTGGAGACCGTGGCCTACCACCGGGAGGAGCATCCGTTCCTCACCCCGGAGCAGATCCGGGCCTTTGTCCGGGAGGCCGGACAGGACAAGTACCGCACCGCGCTGCTCCTGGCCCTGTGTTCCTGCCGTGCCTCGGAGATCCTCGCCCTCGATTGGCGCAACGTAGATCTGGACAATAATACCGTCTACATCAAGGGAGCAGTAGTCCGGGACAAAAACAATCAGAAGGTGGAGAAGAAAGAAAACAAAACAGACAAGTCATCCCGCTATGTTCCGCTGTTCATTCCAGAACTTCAAAAGGCACTAAGAGATGAACCGAACAAGACGGGGAAGGTTGTGACGGCAAACGAAAACACGCTGCTGGAACACGCCAACGCGGTCTGCGATGCCGCCGGGATCCCACGGGTCGGCGTCCACGGTCTGCGCCACAGCTTCGCCTCGCTCTGCTACTCACTCAACGTGCCGGTCAAGGTGACAATGCAAATCGGCGGGTGGTCAGACTATAGCACCGTCATGCGAATCTACACCCATCTGGCCCAAAAAGATGTGTCCAAACACGCCCAGGAAATCACTCAATTCTTCCAAATTACTTAAAAATTACTTACGGCAATTCAAAAAAGCCTTGATTTTCAAGGTGTTTTGGCTGTTTCATTGGGGGTTCAAGTCCCCCCTCGCGCACCATAAGAAAAGAAATCCAGTAGTCATTGAAACTACTGGATTTTCTTTATTTATCAATGATTTGCGGCATTTTTGGCTTTTCAAAATATTGGTGTTTGCCGCCATTATTTTGAAAGATTTTTGAGTAATTTTGAAGTGAAATTACTTAAAAATTACTTACAGATTACGCGGTCTTGTTTTCAAGCACTTTTATGCGCTCATTCAGCCGCCGCTCTTCGGCCTCCATGACCGGAATCTTTTCGGCAAAGTTATTGTGCTTGCGTACTTCCCTTGTCAGTTCGGCAATCTTTTCATCGGTCACAGCCTGGTACTTTTCCAGTTTTGCGTCAAGCTTTGTGTCCGCAATTTCGCTCTGCTTGTCCAATTTGGCAAACAACGCATCGTTGTTTTTGCGGCTCTGATAGATCACGCCGATAAGGGTCAAAACGCCAACAATGATTGAACCAATCAAACCAATCCATGCCTCACTCATCACATCGTCACCACCATTTCTTTGTGATCTCCACAGAGTTTAAGAGTATGAAGACAATGACTTGTGGGCAGGAGCATCTTCTGGAGGGCATAAGCGGAGGTTTCCATCCAGGAAGTCATGTTGATGACTTTGAACGGTTTTACAGACACGATGTTGTTGCGAGAGTCCACGACAATCTTTCCCGGCACGGAGGTGAAGGGCTTGTGCGTGTGACCGAAGACAACCGCATCGACTCCGCTGAGGGCGTATCCGAACCGCTCTCCCCTCAGTACCGCCCCCGAAGTCATTATGCCTCCCCCGTTTCCGTGGGTCACGGTCAGAACGTAGGTGGGCCGGTCTTTGCCAGCTGTCCGCACCCCGTCCCGCTCTGTCTCTCCGAACTGGATTTTCACAAATGCAATGTTTTCCCGATAAACTTCTTCCCGGTCTATCTTGCACATGATGTCGTACATTGGGTCATCATCTGCGTCTTTTCCAGATCTGCGTTCGTGGTTTCCGCTGACGGCACACAGGATTCGGTCTGCGACTGGGGCCAGCATTTTAGCCATACACTTCTTTTGCTCCGAAGGTCGCATTGTCTCTTCAAAAATGTTAGAAATGCTGGAGCGGGTCGCATTATTGATTAGGTCACCACCCAAAATCAGATATACGTTTGGATTCTTGGCAACACTATCAATAAAGGACATAAATTCACGTTCCATGCATTCCTTTGCGCCAAGGTGGACATCCGATATTGGGATAATCGTTATGCCATCTTTACCCGTGAATTTATGGATTATCATCTCAAAGTCTGGGAGCATTTACTTGCCCCCTTTAATGTTCGCCCTTGTTATACTGAGCAGTGCTGATGCCAATCAGCGCACCGATGAGGACGCACACGGCATTGGCGGTTTTGGCAACCTCGTCAGCGTAGGGCCAGCCCCACACGGAGGCCAGGGCCACATAGAACGTGGCAACAGCCGGGATGCAGATGAGGGCAATCCATTTCAACACATCATAAACACGATCCGGGAGTTTCATATTCTGTTCTCCTTTCAAAGTGAACGAATGATTTTGACAATCGAGTTAAGGTATTCCTCGTTGCCGTTTGTGTAACGCTTGCAAGACTGAGCAATGCCATAGAGTTCATTGATTTTGTTTTGCACTTCGGTGGGATCGTATCCGGCCTCCAAGAGGCGGCGCACCCGTTCCTCGCCGATGCCGTACTGCCCAGCCAGAACCTCGGACACGACAACCGGGTCTGCTCCGTGGGTCGGACGGACGGGGGAAACCTCGCCCCGTGCTGTTTCAACCCATTCAGCATACGAACCGCTGTACTGATCGAAATCCAGTCCCTTTGTCCATCCATTCAATCTGCCGTTGGATGTGTACTGGTGCATCACATAGCGATTGAACGGAGCAACGCTGCCATGCTGCCAAGGCCTTTCTTGGAAACCATTGACTTGCTCATAGTTGGCGTACTGTGCAACCCAGAGCTGATACCCGGCGTTTGCAATAGCGGAGAAGTCTTGGCCTTGCACAACCGACAGAGAGCAATACACCAAGGGGCGAACCCCGGAATGCTCGTAAACGCGGTCAAGGAACCGTTTGAGATAGCCAGTACCCGCATGAAGGGCTTCCGCCTCATAGTCGGCGCAGGGGATGCCCTCATGGAAATATGCGCTTGCGTTCTTCCAGAGGAAGTCCGCTTCCGCTATCGGGTCTCCACCGGCGAGGTAATGGTAGAAGCCCCACGGTTTCCCCATTTTTCGGAGGGTCTGAACCCATCCATCACAGTAAGGGTTCGTATAGTACGTCCCCTCTGTAGCTTTGACTATCACGCCGTCAAGGGCGGGGTTTTTCCGAAAAAGCTCTTCCAGATTAAGCCCCGCCTGATAACTGGCGATGTCGATTATATTCATGGACATTATTCAAGCTCCCACCCGTAAACGCCAGGTTGCCACACGTTTCCGTCAATAGTGCTGACGTAAACGGGATCATCCGCTCCGGGGTAATGTACTCTATCGCCTTTGTTGTAAGCGTCATGCGCTCCCGTGGGCTGTGACCAGATGGGCACATCATCCGGGGCAAGACCGATAGCCGTCCACAAAGCAGGAGTAACGGCTGGAGTCCAATCATCCTGCGAAGTGTGGGCTTGCACACAGCGGTAAAGCTGTGGGTCACCGACCTCGTTCGTGCCGCAGGTCACCATCGTTCCGACAGCGTAAGCAGTCCCGGATGCCCAAGCAGGATATACTGTGGCAATCTCCATAGCTTCATCGTCCGTCAAGGTCTGTGCGAACATCTGGAGAGCCTTGCGAAGCTGTTCTGCGGCCTGTAGTTTATTCATCGGAATTCACCCCCAGCAAAACGTCAAGGATTTCGTCGGTAGAAGGCTCCGGGAATGGAGGCTCCGGGGCGGGCAGCGGATCATAGATATATTTCCCGTCCAGATATTTATAATTGGAGATGTCACCGCTTGGCAAACTTTCAACGACAGGCTGACCAGGAACGCCGTACCGACCATCTGTTGCGGACAAAATACGCCAGTCGGGTGCAAGATTAAGTGCGTACATTTAAGCCCTCCTTACAAAATGCCTTTGATGCCGTAAATGTAATACGGAATAGCCGCAGTATTTGATACAATAACATTATTATTTGGTGCCCCAGAATATCCATCCTTAAACTGTACCCCAGCAGACGATACCGCAAAATATCGTTTCTGGCGATAGTTAACCATAAAGAATAGTACGCCAGACTCTCCAACTGGAGCAAATGCCATTATGCCGCCGTCATTTACATCGTTGTACCCAAATACACCAACCATGTCATATCCGCTTAAATTTAACTGCACAGTTTGAGCCGCAAAACTGCTGGATGGGCTTGCGTTCGTCCATAGCAAAGTCCACGTGCTCATTGCGCCGACGTCCGAAGCGGAGGGCATGGCGTGAACGTGGTCAGCACGGGCGTACTGAGCGGATGAACCCGCCGCCGCAGTCCCAAGCGGGGACGGAGCAGATCCACTCACGTTCAGCGGGTGGCGGTGGTCTCCACGGGCATACGCCGTGGAAGTGCCAACAACGCCAGAACCTGCATCAGTAAGCGGTGTTGCCGAAGACGCACTCACGCCGACATCCGATGCGGTCAAAACGACATCGCCCGTTTGTCCGTTGACGGAAGACACAGCACCAGATCCGTCAAGACCGTTGTAGACTTGGAAAGTCCCGGCAACCACGCCAGTATCAAGCGTAATGGTGTATGTGTCATAAGTACCGGGTGCGCCAGTGCCGCCAGTTTGTGTGACGGACGCAATGGATGCACCAGTTGCGCCAGTATCGCCAGTCTCCCCCTTATATTCGTACCACTGGTAAGAGCTTCTGGTAGTCGGGGCGGTGGACGCAGTGCCACTGTAAATGCCAATCCACTTGTCCGGGTTGTTGGACAGTTGATTGTCGGCAGTTGGGTTTTGTGCAGCCCACTTGATCCACACATAGGTCTGTGCGCCAGTATCGCCTCGTAGCCCGTTCGTGACTGTGAAACTGAACGTGGTTTCATCGGCGAGGGTGATGGTGTAGGTGTCGATTACCGGGTTCGTTCCGCTCGTTCCCGTCTTTGCGATGGACTGAATGCCACCATGCCCATCAGCAAACGAAACAAGCCAGTTTTCCAGAATCTGCCCGGTCAGTTTCTTGGCGGTGTTGGACTGTTCCAACACGAACAAGTCCGTACTGCCGACTGAGGTTGCCGCGACAAGCTCAGATATTGTCTTGTCAGCCATTGTCTTCCTCCGTTTCTTTGGATTCGTTGGATTCGATTGTTGCTATCATCTTCTCAACGGCGCAGATGCACCCAAGAAGATAGTTGACATTTTCTTTCCCCTTGACTTCAATGCAGTTAAGGGTTTTCAAAAGTGTGTCCAGAAACTCTTTCATATCAAACTCCCAGATAGGTGATGGTCACGCCGTCTATTGTCTTTACCTTTTGCGAATAAAATGTTCCATTAATAGTTATCCCTCTACTCCCAACCTCAAGCGTACTTGTGCCTATCGTTGTGCAACTTATTGCTGTCGCTTTGAAATATGATGGATAACTGCCAGAATTTTGATTGGTAGCATTTATGAACCCATATCCACCGCCAGCCCCGCCAGACCAGTACGAACCGTTGTTGTATGCGCTTTGCGCCCCAGAGCGGAGGGCTGCCGCCGTGATAGTCGCACCGCCCACCGTCAACGTCCCCGTCAGCGTGGCGTTGTTCGCAGAGATGTTCCCGGAACTGTTGACGGCGAAGTTGTTGCCAAGCCGGATCCCGTCCGTGCCAAGGTACACGCCAGAAGACAGACCACCGGGGTTACTGAACTCCGAAATGTTGTTCCAAATAGCGTTCGTTCCGATGTTGAAATTGCCAATCTTCCCGTCCGTGGCGGTGATAGTGCCTTTGACGGTTGCTCCGCTTGCATCCACTCGGAACACTTCACTGCTGCCAGAGAACAAGGAAAAGTGGTCTGAAAGCAGATTCCATCCAAACGATGTATTGTCACCGCCGGTCTGGCTTACCTTGGCGGCAATCTCGTTGGACTGCAACGTAAACTCGCTCTGCACTGCCATGAACTTCCGGGTGATCTCCCGATTGCCCTTTGTTTCAAACGGGTATTCATGGTCTATCTCTTCGTCCTGCGGTGCGGATATTTCAGTTGACATGAGGGAAGAGTAGTTGCGGTCAATCTTATAAAGCCCGGAGTAAAGACCATTCAAAGAAACGCCATCGCCAAGTTCGGCAGCGGGGTTAATAAGTGCGCCACTCGCCGTGTATGGCTGATACTGAAACCCCATTAGGGAACTTAATATATTGTTCGCTTGTTCCTGTGTTCCCCACGGATTCTGTATCGTGATGATGCGTCCATTAGTATTTCCGGCAAAGTATGTGGTTTCATCGTCCACCACAATTTCAACGCCAGAGTATCCATCAAACTGGGGTGACACATCCAGTTCCATGTACCGCTTGCTCAGAGAGTTAATGCCGTACTCAGACAAGAATCCTGTCACCTCCAAACGTAATGGCGAAACCATAATTATCCACCAGATAATTGGTTTCTTTCGGAATGCCGTTGACCGCAATCAAAAGCAGATTGCCGTCATAGTTCATAACCCAGTTGCCACAGTACATTGCTGCGATGTTGCTCAACGTTTCTCGCATGGTATATCCGGCAGGAAGTGAGATTTGATACGCATTCGTCATCACATCCCAAGTCCGCTCGTCCACGCCAATGCCAAGGAAATTAGCAATCTCACTGACAACATCCGTATCAACCGCCGGGAACGTAAGGCTTGTGGTCGGATACTCTTGTTCTGTCATCAGCATCGCATCATAGCAATGGATTTTCATGATATTGAGTCCATCGTCATTCTGCGAATACTCACGGGTGTCGATGTAGAACAAACCTTGCGGTATCCATTCGGAGGTCTGCGTCCCGTCCGTCACCCGGATGTACGGGCGCACCAGGGCCATCCGGGGAATGGCCCCGGCGGGTCGGAACATCTCTGCGGTCAACTCTGCGGAGAGGCACGCCCCCACGGACGGGTACTCGGTGGCGAACTGCCGTTGGGACACGGAGAGGGACTTGATCTGCGCCTCGGTGTATCCACTGTCCGCACCGCCTTGGCTCACCAAGATTGCTGTTCCACCGAACGTGATGGTGTCACCGGCCTTGGTAATCAACCGTCCGCTTTCGCCGACAACCAAACTTACCTCAAACCAATGTTCCGGCTCGGAGATGATGGTGTTCCACAGATTGCTTACTGTGTACATACCATCACCTCTCTACCAGTGGGAACGTGATCCCGCTCCACCATTCCGTGCCGTCTGGTTTCCAGAGTGCATGGACGGCGGGGTTGTTGTTGGCGTACATGGTCTTCGTCACAAGCCCGTACATTGGATCGTCATAGGTGACAGACACATACTCCGGGAGGATAGCATTAAGCACGATGCTCAACTCGGTTGCCGTGAGCGGTCTGCACTTGATGTCCAGCCGGATTTTCGTTGCAACCCGGCCCCGGTGCATCAGCCCATCCAATGTGCGCCCCGTGTTGGGCGAGTCAATGTCGTACCGCTGCCACTTGAACCCGTCATCGTGGGCAACGTAAGGCACAAAGTCGATGCCGTTTATTTCAAACCTCATGCGTACTGCACCCCCGTTGCCCGTTCAGTGTTTCTCTGGTTGCGGCTCACAGCATTGGAAATCTGCTTTCCGTCCAAATACACTTTGACTTCATTGCTTCGTCCGCTGTTGGCAGACATCATGGCCTCATACACGCCCTCACGGATACCAGCAATGATCTGTTCGTTGTTGGCAACCGCCGTCTGCCCGTTGGCAAACTGGCCCACCAACTCGCTGTGGTTGGCAAAGAACAGCCCATCTTCGGGAAAACCGCCAGTGGCATATGCCGCCGGAGCGGGAACATTGATATGCGCCCCGCCAAGGTTGGAATGACCACCGAAGAATCCAACAACACGGTCGATTGCTTCAAGCAAAGGCCGAATCCAGTCCAATGCGGCGTTTACCCATCCCGCAAGAGTGCCAACGATACTGCTCCACAGATTTCCCCATCTGGCCTTGATATCATCCCACTTGCCAACGATCCAAACGACAGCTGCGCCGATTGCGGCGATAACGAGAGGAATCCAGGAACCAGTAAGCAAAGCAATAGCACCGCCAACAGCTAACAAGCCAACCGAAATCGCCGTCAGAACGGGAACGGACGCTTGCCCAGTTCTGATCCAGTCAACAATGCCAACAACCAGAAGGGCCAAACCGCCAATGAGCAAACCGATAGCAGCCCCAACAGTCCCAAAGGCCGTGGCCAGCCCAATTACGACAAGCGTTGCGCCACCAATCATTTCAATAAGGTTGCCCCAATCAAGCCCGTTTTTAAGCGCATCGGCAACGCCGTCTACCAGAAGAATTAGGCCAGCAATTGCAATCGCTATCCCGGTGATTTTTGTCATAACGCCTTGGAACGCCTCGCCCCATTCAAGGACTTCTCCAATGTGGCGCAACAAGCTGATTCCGGCAATTATACCGGCAATTGTCAAAAGCACGGGCGTAAGTTTCTGCAACCGCTCTCCAAGGTTCTGCAACCACTCCGGCACCGGGGATTCCTGGAACATATTTCCAAAGTTAGTAGCGTCCCCGCCACCGCCACCTCCGCTCGGTTCGGAGGGAGCGTCCAGACGGTTGATTTCATCAAATCCCATCAACTGGTTGCGCCATTCTTTAGCGGCCTTTGCGCCACCAGCTGTTGACTTGGCCCACTCTTTGGAGGCATCGACAGCTTTTAGATATGTCCCACGGCCTCCAAGAGCAGCGAAAAACTGTGCAATTGCATTTGCCGCCGTCCTTACAACCTCAATTAGCCGGAGAATAATTGGCATTACATTGATGAGCAACTCGCCAAACGCTGCGCCAAGCTGGTTCCGCATTGTTTGCGACTTCACAGCCATCGTATCAAGTGCGGCAGCAAGTTCGCCTCCAACGCCTTTGCTGAATTGATATGCGTTTGCAAGCCCCTCTCGGAACGAGGATACAAGTTCTTTCAGCGCAGTACGAATCAGGCGGTACTTGGCAATTCGGACGATGGACGAGGCAAACTGCCCCAGGCCCTTGCTCCCCTTCTCTGCGCCCTTCCCGGCTTTCTCTGCCTCCGTGCCGATCCCGGATACCGTTGTGCTGAACTCTTCGGCCTTTTTCCTTGCATCGCCAAAATCTCCCTCAAGGGATTTCAGCTTCTTCATCAACTCATTCAGCCCGTTGGACTCTACCCGTATTTCAAGGTCATCAATAACAGTAGCTATCTTGTCTCACCACTCTTGTGTTGCCTCTTGTCCCACGCTTTTTTCCACGCAGTAAGGGAGGCAATTATTTTCTCCCGCTCTCGTTTTGCTTTCTCGGCCTTTTCCGCATCAGTCAGCAAGCCAAGGTCATAAGGTTCTTTCGGGTATTCCAGCTTCTTCCCGCCTTTTTTACCGAAAACATCAGAAAACACGGAAACCAATCCGGCATAGATATACTGCCCTTGCAACCACATCTGCTCGTTTGCCTGTCTGGCCTTCAGCTTGTATGCTTCTCGATAGAATTTAGCTAAAAAAGCGGAGGCGTTCCAATACTCATCTGCGCTCATTCCTATGGACAGATAGTACGGTAACGCCTCCCAAAACATCTCGGTGTAGGTTGACGGCGAATCGGAGCGGGTTACAGGCTCACCGTCACGCGAGGGTTTTCCTCGGTCTGCCCGTCCGTGAGGGCGGCGAACGGCGCGGCGTACAACTCGCCCAACCGCTCAAGCAGTCCGTCCGGGATGCCACCCAGCCCGTCCAGGAGCGCATCCGTCTTGGCTCTCGCCACATTCTTGTGGTGCATTCGGAACGAATAGAACCACAGTTCCGGGATTTTCGTCATGGGGTAATCAGCCACATCGTTGATTTTGAACCCGCGCGCCTCTGCAAATTTCACCGACTCGCGGTTGAATTCCAGAGTGTACTCCATCCCGTTGTCATCCTTTACAAGGATGGGCTTCACATTCTGTGCCATCTCATACCCTCCTAATTATTAGGTAGAACTGGTTCCCCAGCCCTCGATCTGGTTGGGCGTCACATACGCCTCAATCTCCAGAACAGCGTTGACATCCATAGCGGTCATGCCCAGAGTGCTGGGATAACCGGCGAAGTAAAAGCTGCCGAAATTGGGAACCATGATCTCAAACCAGGTGGCCTTGCCGTCACCCTTGGCGGTTTCAAACGCGGAAACGAGGGTCTCCCATGCGGTCTTGAACTGGGTGGTGAGGTTGGCAGTGAACGCCAGCGCGCCACCGGGATCCTTTAGGCCAGGGATATAACGCCGCCACTCGGTGTCGGACAAGTCGGTCACCTCAAGGGACTCCGGCTCCGGGTTGAAGTCCGGGATGGCCTTGATGCAAGGGATCTGCGTGAACCCGGTAGTGGGGCGCGTACCGGCAGCAGCTTCGACAGCATATTTGAGCAGAACGCCAGCAGTAGAAAGTTCCTGCGCCATGCTAACTCTCCTTATCTCTGATAGATTTGGTAAACCAGATTTCCGTCAGCGTCCTCAAAAGGTTCGCCGACAATGGCATGGTATCTGGCAACCATGCGATATATTGTCCGCTCTACATTGGGAACTTGCCGGGTCATAGTGCGCCAGAACTTCATCCCTTGCATGGCATCGTCTGCCACTTTGAGAATCGCCCTGGCCTCCAGTTTTGCCCCGGTCTTCAGATTGCTATACACGTTGATGGCGTACTGCACATCAGCGTGGTGTTCGGCAACCGTATCGTCCTTACTGTAGACATAGGTGTAATTGGTATCCTCCGTAACGGTGACACACGGAAACGATGCCGGAACATCAATGTATTCACCGTACACGGATGCATTGGGATACTGTGCAAGCACGGCCTCGCGGACAACCGACAGGACTTTATTTTCGATGTCAATCATCCGAATACCCTCCTTGCGATATTTGGAGACTCCTGTTGCATTACATTGCAAGCGTCTTGCATACCGCCCAAAGCGGGAGTACCTTCAAGAC